ACCGCACTAACGTTAGATATGTCAGCAGCAGGTGCTGCAACCTTTAACAATGATGTAACTGCATTTTCTGATGAAAGATTAAAATCAGACATTGAAACTATTGATAGTGCTTTAGATAAAGTTACTAATATGCGTGGCGTTACCTTTGATAGAGACGGTAGAAGAGGGACTGGTGTAATTGCTCAAGAAATGCAAAAAGTAATGCCAGAAGTAGTACATGATGAAGGCGAGTATATGTCAGTTGCTTACGGCAACCTTGTTGGTGTTCTTATTGAAGCAGTTAAAGAATTAAAAGCTGAAATAGAGGAACTCAAACATGACCATAAAGAGTAGCGGTTCTAGTCTAGCAATATCCGAAATAGCGGCAGAATTTGGTGGTAGCACTCCACATTCTATGTCCGAGTATTATCGTGGTGGCAGCAATGTACCTTCAGCTTCAAGCACCTCAGGTATTGCCGCATCAGGTGCAATTACCATGTCAAGTTTTTACGGCACTTCTAACCGTATCGGTATTACATTAACTATTTCAAGTGATACTGCTAATTACAATATTTACAACAACAGAGGTGGCACTTATGCTGCGGGTCTGAGTGATGTAACCTTAGTAAATAATGCTACTATCTCTTCAACTTCAACTGGCACAGCAGCCGTAGATACGGGCACAGGATGGACTAGCGGTGATGTAATTACGATTGATAATAACTCAACGATTGTTGGCGATGGTGGGGACGGTGGAGCTGGTAGTAGCAATACCGGTGGAGGTGGAGACGGTGGAGCAGCAGGACATGCTGTAAACCTACAATTTAATACTACTATTGATAACACTGGCGGAACTCTTTCTGGTGGTGGCGGTGGCGGTGGTGGTGGACTGGGGACGCAAACTTCTGNAGGAAAACCTGGTAATCCGANAANCAGCGTACATGGTGGCGGTGGTGGCGGTGGTGGTTTCGGTGGTGGAGCCGGTGGAGCTGGTGGAACCCCTTCAAGTGGTGNTCTTAACAATAATGGAAACGCTGGAGCTGCTGGTTCTGTAAGTGCAGCGGGAGCTGGTGGAGCGGCCATAACTAGCGGAAATGCTGGTGGAGCTGGTGGATCAGCGGGAGCAGTTGGAACTCAAGGTGGTGGAACCGGTGGAACCGGTGGTGCAGCTGGTAAGGCTGTAAACTTAAACGGAAATACTGTAACATTTACAGCTACAGGTACAAGAAACGGAGCAACCTCATAATGATTTTATATAGAGCATGGATTCAAAACAAAACAGTTATACACCGCACCTACTGGGGTGGTAGTGAAGATGCAGAAACAATAAAAGTTAAAAATGAAATCTTAGCTAAGTTTCCTGATGAGACCTACCCCTTTGAAATGCAAGTATGGGGTGTAAAAATGGGTGCAAATAAATACAGCGTTCATAACTGTAGCTGTGCATCAGATTATAAAGACAGTAGTAAAATTCAAAACAGTCTTTTGTTAAATCATGACTTCATTAAATACTTCTATGACTTAGATACATCAACTAAAACTATAGAAATAGTTTATAAAGATGGGGCTGTTATGCCTGTTGTTACAGTACCTAGTAATCTAACAGTAAAATATATAACTGATATGTGTAATGCGTCTTTTCAAATACAAGCAACACAAGCTATTTATGTAAGTGGCACTAATGACAATGTTTGGTCTTGGGCTGAATCATTAAAATCAGACGTAGTGATGCCTATTTCAAAAGATAAAAAATTAGCACACGATGATGATATGTATAAATTTCAATTTAATAATGCAAAAGAGTTAACAGAAGTAACTCTACTTGCTCATCTTGAAAGATACCAAGTGTATGGTGAAGGTAATAACCTTTATACAGAATACACAGCAGACTATGCTGATGAGTTAACTAACTTATCAGATACTGAAATTGTTGTTCCAAATTTTGATAACTCTGGAAATCGTATAGCTCAAGCACATAACAAAGCTGACATTAAAGAATACGTTAGAGTTCCTAAAAGCAATGGAGAAAGTGGGTATGATATCGTTCTTATTAAAGATTTATAAAAAATTAGATATAGGTTTTGGTGCAACTCATGTTGTTGGAATAAACGGTATTCGTTACATTTCAAGATGGGGTTTTTGGACTAAGCCATTTACAATTTTGTTATCAAAAATACACCCAATCAACGCTACTGTAGAATGTATACCTGACACAAAACCTGATGCAAGTGTCATATATCACAGTCACCCATTTAGTTTTGCTTCATTTATATTTAAAGGAACTTACACAGAAGAGATAAACAATGACGGAAATATTATTTTTAAAAAAAGAAAGTGGTTTAACTATGTGAGTAAAGACACTTACCACAAGATAACATGTGAAAAAGATGTGTGGTCTATACAAATTGGGTTTTTTAAAAATAATAAAGTAAAAATTAAAATAGATAATAAAATATACGCCCACAAAAGAATATTCACTACAGGGGATATAGATAAATGCCATTAGTTAAAGTACCATTTAAACCAGGCTTTAATAAACAGATGACACAATCCTCTGCTGAATACACATGGACCGATGGTGACTTTGTACGTTTTAGATACGGTGAACCAGAAAAAATAGGTGGGTGGCAAAAGCTTACCTCTAATACACTACCTGGTGTGGCAAGAGATTTACACAATTGGACTGACTTAGATGGTAACAAATACCTAGCCGTTGCTACAAACAAATGTATTATTCTTTATTTTGGTGGTGCTTACTATGACATAACACCGTTAAACACAGCAATTACTTCTTGTACTTACACAACAACTAATGGTTCAGCAACACTTACAGTAAACAAAGCAGGACATGGTTTAGCCGAAGGTGAGCTATTTACTTTTAGCAATATGACTATTCCAGGTAGTGGCACTGGCTTTGTCGCTTCTGACTTTACCACCAATACGTTTCAAATCGTAACTAGAGCAACCGATACATTTACCGTAACTATGGGTAAGGTAGAATCTGGTGCTGGTGTGACAGGTGCTACAGGTTGTAATATAAACCCTTATATTAAACCAGGACCAGCAATAGCAACACCCGCTTATGGTTATGGAGTAGCTCAATGGGGTGGTGAAACTATTTCTTTAACTAAAAACGATTTAGATGGTGCTTTAGGTGACAACACCGCAGGTACAGGTGGTTCGGGTACAGCCGTAACGCTTACTTCCGTTTCTGGTTTTAATACAGCAGGTCATATATTGGTTGGGTCAGAACTAATTACCTACACAGGTATATCAAGTCAAAATTTAACAGGTATTACTAGAGCAGCTTTAGGTTCAACCAGAGCAGCACATGATGACGCAGCAGTAGTAACAGATGCTACCAGCTTTGTTGCATGGGGTAATGCAGCGGCAACTACTGACGTAACCTTAACTCCTGCTAATTGGGCTTTAGATAATTTTGGTACAATTCTAGTAGCTACTTTAAAAGACGGTAAAACTTTTGAATGGAACCCAACCAGCGGTACAAGTACACGAGCAACAGCCTCAGCTACAAACCCAACTAAAAGTGTTATGTCATTAGTCTCTGGTCGAGACAGACATCTAATACATTTAGGTACAGAAACAACAATAGGTAATTCGTCAACACAAGATAAAATGTTTATTCGTTTTAGTGACCAAGAAGATCGAACAGACTACGCTCCAGTATCTACTAATACAGCAGGAACATTTAGATTAGACTCTGGTAACAAAATTGTTGGAGCTTTACGAGCAAAAGATTATATTTTTATATTAACTGATACTTCTGCTTATACAATGCAGTTTGTAGGCCCACCCTTTACCTTTAACATACAACAAGTTGGCTCTAACTGTGGTTTGATTGGACAACATGCGGTGGTTTATGTAGACGGTGCAGTATACTGGATGGGTGAGTCTGGCGGTTTCTTTGTGTTTGATGGTACCGTCAAACGACTACCTTGTTCAGTAGAAGATTTTGTATTTACTAATGTAGATAGTGATGACTTAGGTATAAATTATGACGCTGGTGAATTGGTTTATTGTAACTACAATTCTTTATTTACTGAAATAAATTGGTTTTATGCTAAAGCAGGTTCTACTAGTATCGATAGATGTGTAACTTTAAACTATCGAGAAGGTGCGTGGACTACCAGTTCATTAGCAAGAACTACTTATATTGATCAATACCTATTTGACAGCCCAATAGCATCGGAATTTGCAAACACAGGTACGCCTACTTTTCCAACAATACAAGGAGCTTCTTCAATACTTGGTGCTTCTACTTTATACGAGCACGAAATAGGTGTTAATGAGGCAGACCAAAACGGTAACGCTACAGCTAGTATTAATGCGTTTATAGAATCAGGTAGTTTTACTCTAGACGCTGAAGGTGGACAAGGCGAGAACTTTATTAAGATAAGACGTTTCTTACCAGACTTTAAGATATTAAGTGGTAATGCGACAGTCACTATACAGCTCAAAGACTTTCCATCTGAAACAGAATCAAGTTCATCATTAGGGCCATTTACCGTAACCTCATCAACTAAAAAGATAGACACCAGAGCAAGAGGTCGCTTTGCTTCATT